TGGCAGGGGTGTTGGAGCGCGATGTCCGGCTGGTCGAGACTCTTGCCCAGCGGGTTATGGACCTCGCGGACGGATCGGTGCGTGCGGTGACGATGCCCGTGCACGAAGCGATCCCTCCCGAGGACCAGATGGCGGATGCCTACGTTCCACTCCCGACGACGGGAAGCACCACCACTTACACGGGGTGGGGGATGCACGACTTCATTGACCCCACCGACGCGGCTTTCCCCGACGGACCCCCGCGCGACCCGCGCGAACGCACCGTGATCGGCGTGCCTGCTGATTGGCCGGGCCAGTGACGCGTCCGTCGACTCACCCCGCGCTCATGATGCCCGATGTCGTCAACTTCGAGGGGTACGTGAAGGGGTTGCGGGTCAATGACCGCGACGGTGAACTCATCATCTCCGTGGGTGTACCCATCGAGTTCAAGTACCGCGCGATGCCTTTCTCCGACGCACCGGGACGCATGTGGAGAATCCGCGCGGAACTCGTGACCTTCGACGGCGAGGGCGGTGGAGGGGATGAACCGGATGACGACGATGACGAGGGCCGGGGCGAGATCGTGCAGCTACAGCGAGGCAACCCATGACCACCATCCAACCCGGCACCCCTGAGCACTACCGCCTTCGCATCGAGAACCTTCTTGACCTCGCCCTCGATGAGTGCGAGAAAATCCTTCGCACCGGCACCACCGCGTTGAAAATGTCAGTTCTTCGTCAGGTCATCCCCGCGCTCGTCAAAGCCATCGGGGAACCGGATGCCACCGACGAACTTGCGGAGATGCGCGAGGAACTACGGCGGCTGCACGAGATGATTACCGCGCGCCCCGAGCCCACCTTCACAGAACCAGACCTCCCGCCCGTGGACGGTACGTGAGTACGTGACCGTAACCGCGTGATCCCGTGCTGCTTGAACCTCTCGTCTCCAATCTGACGATTCTCGACAAGAACTTCACGCTCCGCAAGCTCGCCCCGAATTGGGCGCAGCGGGAGTTCCTGCAAGCCGCCGAGCAGCAGATGCGCGACATGGGCCGCATCCGTATCATCGTCCTCAAGGCCCGTCAGCTCGGCATCTCCACCATCGCGGAAGCAATCCTGTTTAGCTTGTGCTTCGCGTTCGAGGACTACCGCGCGATGGCGATCGCGCATGAAGTCCCCGCGTCACAGAACCTCCTCGCGATGGCCCAACGGTATTGGGACAACTACACCTTCAAGCGGCTTTACACCACGAAGTACGCGGGGAAGAATCACCTCGCGTGGACGGAAACCCGCTCATCCATTCACGTTGCCACCGCGGGGAACAAAGCTGTAGGCCGGTCCTCCACGGTTTCAGGGTGCCACGCTTCGGAGGTTGCGTTCTGGCCGGACCCTGAGATCGCGATGCTCGGACTCCGGCAAACCATTCCTCAATCCTTCGGCACAGCGCTGATCCTCGAATCCACCGCTAACGGCATGGGCAACTATTTCCACACGATGTGGGAAGAGGCCGAAGCCGGACAAAGCGAGTTCAAGCCGCTGTTCTTCCCGTGGCACCGGCACCCCGAATACAAGGCGTCAGTGATTGGACTCCCATATAACGCGCTTGGGAGACTGGATGAGGACGAGCGTGCCCTGCAACTCATGGGGGTCAGTGACGACCGGCTCGGGTGGCGGCGCTGGGCGATCAAGAACCTCGCGCTGAACGACATCATGAAGTTCCGGCAGGAATACCCCTCCACCCCCGCCGAGGCATTCGTATCGTCCGGGACCAACGTGTTCCCACTGGTTGCACTGAACGCGGTCTACGAGCCCGAGGCAGGCATCAAGGGGCAACTGGTCACCGATGCCCGCTCGGTCACGTTCCAGCCCCGCGATGACGGGCCACTCACCATCTACCGGCGCCCCCACCCCGACCCCAATGTCGGGTCGTACCTGGTGGCCGGGGACCCGACGCGCACCACTCAGGGTGACTTCGCGTGCGCCCAGGTCATCAACCGCCGCACCTTCGAGCAGGTCGCGGAATGGCGCGGGAGAGTTGATCCCGTCACCTTCGCGGACGTACTGTTCGATCTCGCGTCCTACTACAACACCGCGCTCTTGAGCACCGAGATCGAAGGGCCGGGGTATTCCACCATTGGCGCGCTCATGGCGAAGAACTACCCGCGCCTGTACCTCCGCCAACGCCCCGATACGATCTCACTGCAATCGAACCAGTACGGCTGGTCGACCACGATGCAAACCAAACACCAGATGATCGGCTGGATGCTGCGCGCGATCATCGAGGGCTCGGCGCGTTTCCACTCCGCACAGTTGTTCAAGGAGTCGCGTATTTACGTCACCCTGCCTGGTGGCGGGTACGGACCCGCGGACGTGAAGTTCCACGACGACACTGTGATGGCGATGGCCCAAGCGATCACCTGCAACGTGACCGAAGCGCCACCCGTCTCCGCACCGTTGATTTTGCCCGAGTCCGCGTCGATGGCTTTCCCGCAACAGGACTTCACCGAGCAATCCATCCTTGCGAAGATCCCCACCCCGGCGAACCCGAAGTTCATCCCCGGACCCTCCATCCCCCCTGCCGATCCCCCCTGGGCTGATTGGCCTGAACCCATCCCCCCGGAGCTTTGAGTGCCCACCTACGAGTATCGCTGCAAGGAGTGCAACTCCCGCACTTCTCGCGTCCTCACCATCGCGCAATACGAGTCCTCCCCCTCCCTCCCCTGCCCTTGCGGGTCGTTCTTCCTCCGCGTATACACGACTTTCGCGGCGCGCTTCCCGATGCCGGATCACTTCAACAACGCGCTCGGAAGGTACGTCACCGGCAAGCGCGACTTCGTCAACGGGCTCAAGCAGGCATCCGATGAACGCACCGAGGCCACCGGGATCGTGCACAACTTCCAGCCGGTCGACCTGCGCGACCCTGCCCTCAACGTCACCGAGGAAGGTCTATACGACGACAACCGCACCCGGTATGATCGGGGTCAACCGACGGTAGACATCCCTTCCTAGGACCCTTGTGCCAGTGGTCGATGCGCGGCCCACGCCGCCGCCTCTCCGCAAGTTGCCGAATCTCTCCCCAATGGATGAGAGTGCGCTTGCCACCAATGTCCGCGACTTGTTCTTGCGCGCTCGACGCGAGCGGCGCGAACTCGCGGCCAAGTGGGTCAAGAATTGGAACGTCCTCCACAAGCCGTTGTGGGGAAACCGCGCTCGGCATCTTCCGCGCCCCAATGTCAACGAGGCCCTGGCTACCATCGACACGCTCGTCGCGTGGATGACTGACCAGGAACCAACGATCGACATCACGCCCGCAGTACCACCCCTGAACCCGTGGTATGCGACGTGCGATGAACTCTGCCAGGATCTCAAGACCACGCTTCGATCCTCGTGGCAGGTGAACGCGACCTCCGCGGAAATCGAGAAGCTCGCGTATGACGGGCTCACCTACGGGATCGGCTTCCTCAAGTCCACCTGGGACGGAAGCGCGTACCGTGGACATGGCGATGCGGTGATAACTCGCGTGGACCCGTTCTCCATCTACGTCGACCCTGACGCGACTTCGATGGAAACCATGAACTACATTATCGAAGCGCGCACGATTTCCATGCAGGAACTCGAACGCCGCTTCCCTGGTGCAAGCCAGCGGATCAACGGTGCATGGGAAGAAGATGTCGACGCCGCCCCGTCCACACTCAACCCCCAGGCCGTGGGCGGCTCGATTCGCGCGAACCCCGCGCTCATGCGGCCAGCGCTTCAGCCCATCGCCCCGGCAACCACCGCGAGCTGGGTTCTGTCGGACCGGATGGATGCCACCGACGAGCCTGGCGTCACCATCCTCGAAGCTTGGCTTCGCACACCGATGACGGTGAATGGGCTCACCTACGACTCGTGGCGCTGCGTCGTGATGGCCGCGAACCGCATCCTCATGGACAAGGGCGCCGAGGAACTGTGGAGCCACGGCCAGCACCCCTACCAGCGTTACGTCCCGATCGAGACCGGCGAGTTCTACGGGCACGCCCTGGCCACGGATCTCGCGCCGATGCAGGCATCTATCAACCGAGCCCTGGCCTCGATCGAGCAGAACCTGTGGCTGTCCGGCAACCCGGTGTTCAAGGAGGACACGCGAGCGGGGATCAGTCGCACCGCGATCGTCAACGAACCCGGCCAGCGGATCACCATCAACCCCGGCGCGGACGTGGGCTGGCTTCCCCCGCCACCGATCCAAGCTCAACTCGGCATGGAACTGGTTCGGTTCTACTTGTCGGAGATGGAACGGATCTCAGGGTTGAGCGCGGTGGTGCGGGGCGCGTCCCCCTCGGGCCGGAACGCCCAGGGAGTGATCGACTCCGTACAGGAAGCCGCGTTCGTTCGCATTCGCAAGGCACTCAGGAACCTCTCGCGCACGATCGGTAGCGCAGGCGAGAAGGCCGCCTCGATGGTAGTCGAGTTCTACAACGAGCCGCGCATGGTCACCACCGTGGACATCGGTGGTGGGACCAGCGCGATCCAACTTCGCGCCCAGCATTTCTACCTCCCCGGACCCGACGGCCGTTCCCCGCTCCGTTTCCAGATGTTGTTCGACGCTGGGGAATCCGCGTCCACCTCGCGAGGGATGCGCATCGCGGAAGCCGACCAGTTGTACGCGCTCGGTGCTATTGACGACGTGGCGCTGCTGGAAATCCATTCCTTCCCGCGGTGGCAGGACGTTGCGAAGCGCGTTCAGGCCGCGAAGGTCGCGGCGGGGACGATCGGTCAACCCCCAACCCAACGCGCCGCAGCGCGCAGATAGGACGCGATTCATGTCTGATCTTGATTCCATCTTCCACCGCACTCAGGTCGAGTACCCCCGCGACTTCCACCAGGACGGTGATGCGCGGGTGATCTTCACCCCGGACCCCGCGCATTCCGGCGTGTACGGGTGCGATGGTGATATGGGCGACGGCGCGGAAGATTGACACTTGTTGGTTGACTGCCACCCTGGGTCACTTCTAGTCTGAAGTCACCTCGACCTCAGGGAGCAAGATGCCCGATCCGATCAAGTCCTCGACCGGCAAGGCCACGATCGTCAAGCAGGGACACACCGCTGGCAAGCGTTACGGAACCGATCCCGGCGCTATGGTGAAGGGCGGCGTCCAGCAGCCCCGCGACCTCAACGTCAAGTAGTCCCTTCGATGGCTGGCCCCAACCAGACGAACACGTTTGGTGAGTTCCTTCAGAAACTCCTGCGCGACATCGCGAAGGCCAAGACGGCTCCCGATGCCGACTTGCCGTATCTCGTGGAGTTGGAGTCGATGGTGCTCGGACGGATTCGCCAGCCGATCGACCAGGCCGATGCGCAAACCGGCCAGCCGCTCATGGGGCCGCTGGGGGGCGTGGGCATGGGACCCGGCATGAGCCCCCCTGCCCCCCTCCCCCCAGGCCCCGTTTCGATGGGGCCGATGGCCGGCAGCATGCCTCCCGGCAACCAGCAGGCACTAGCCGACGAGATTCGTCGGGCCATTCGATAGGTGAACATGGACACCACCGAGCAGACGCAAACCGAGACGCAGGGACAGAATCAGACTCCCGCCCCCGAGATTGACCCGACCGTGGCCGCGATGAACGCGTGGTTCGACGCGCAGACCGTCGAGCCGCCCGTTGTCGACCTCCCCGTGGAGGGTGAGGCTGGTGAGGCTGGTGAGGCTGGTGCTGCGGGTGAGGCTGGTGGGGCTGGTGCTGCGGGTGATGTGGGTGAGCTGACCGAGCAGCAGCCGGTCACCGAGACCCCCGCTTCCGCCCCCGCCCCCGAGCCCGTCCCTGATCCCACCGCGAACCTGATCTCTCTCGGTGACGGGCTCGTCGTGAACCGCGACGACCTCACCGCGCTGTACCGCTGGGCGGACAGTCTTACCCCGGAGCAGCGATCCGCGGTCGACCGTGCCATCGCGGATGGTTCCGCCGTGAGTGGCGGCGGGTCCGGCCTGGCACCGTCCCCTGCGGTGCCAGGCCAGCACCCCCAGACTGGTCAGTACTCCCAGGCCCAGCCTTCCCCCTACGCGTTCTCCCTCCAGGCACCCGGAACCCCTGGCGCTCCCGTCACGCCGGAGTCCCTGGTCGCCCCCACCCAGCCCCACCCAGGGCCTGCTCCCCTCTCCCCCGAGCAGGCCCTGGGTGGACTGGCAGAGCTGGCCCCCGATCTCGTCGCGTACCTCCGCAACCTTGAAGCGTCCTCGGCAGCGGATCGCGCCGCGCTGGCCTCCTACCAGCAGCAGGCCCAGCAGATCGCCGCCCAGCAGGCCCAGCGCGACCAGCAGGAACGTCTCGCGCAGTTGACCCGTGGCGCTGACGAGTTCGCTGCCGCGCACCCTGACCTCACCGACGTGGACCACCACTACCTGCGCGATCAGGCAGTCCAGCTCGGCATCCTTCCCGGCCTCGTTCGACAGCACAACGGTGATGTGGCCGCGGCGTACAGGCAGGCTCTCGATGCCGCGCTGTGGTCGACCCCGAAGTACCGCGACCTTGCCATTCAGGGCCAGTTCGCGGCGATGAACGACACCTCGCAGCAGATCGCGGATCGCGCCGCTGCTGCCGCTTCCCTTTCGTCTCAGGCCGGTTCGGCCCCCCGTTCTCCGCGGCCCACTCCCGCGGGGCAGCAGACCCCTCAGGACATTCGAGCCGGAATGGCGCAGATGATCCAGCAGGGTCAGACCCCGTAACCCCCTCATTCCCCGGAGAGTTCCTTGGCTACCGCCCCCATCGGCGTCGATACGGTCACCGCGATCGCCTCGCGCTACATCGCGCCGTACATTCACGATCAGGTGTACGGCGACAACCCCCTCACCTTCCGTCTTGTCAAGAACAACAAGAAGGTGATTACGGGTGGCACGCACATCGAAGTGCCCCTCATGTACGCTCGTTTCGATCACGGTGGCTTCTACAGCGGGTTCGACCTGCTGCCGATCGCGCCGATCAACACGATCAAGAACGCGGTCCACGACTGGAAGCAGCTTGCGGTCACGATGGCGGTCGATGGGCTGACGCTCATCAAGACCGATTCCCCCGAGGCCATCGCCAACTACATTCAGCTTCAGTCCGATCAGGCCAACATGGAGATGGCCGAGTGGATGGCGACCGGCATCTGGTCCGATGGCACGGCCCCCAAGTCAATCACGGGCCTCGTTGCCGCCGTGGACGACGGCACCATCGCCGCAACCTACGGCGGGATCGACCGCTCCACGAACACGTGGTGGCGGTCGGCTGTTGATTCCTCCACGACCACCCTTTCTGTGACGTGGCTGAACGGCCTCATGGGCCAGGTCACGAAGGGCGGTCACTCCCCATCGCTCATCGTCTCCGGCCGCGACCAGTACAACCGTTACTACGGTCTCGTCGCCGCCAAGCAGCAGTTCAACGTCGAGGCCGGTGGTCACGACGAACAGCTCGGTTCCGCTGGCTTCACGAACCTGCTTTTCAACAACGTTCCGTGGGTTGTGGACTCGCATGTTCCGACCGGCTCCGGCTCGAACACGCAGATCTTCATCCTGAACGAGCGCGTGATCGACCTGTATGTGTCGCCCCGTGCCGACTTCGTGATGGACCCCTTCGTGGAGCCGGCGAACCAGGACGCGATGGTGTCGAAGATCCGTTGGGCCGGTGAGCTGGGCGTGCACAACTGCCAGCTTCAGGCCAAGGCCACCGCCATCACCGGCGTGTGAGAAAGGACGCTCATGTCCAGTGCAGTTGTTGTTGACCCGAAGGGCACCCTCGCCACCGAGGCCCACCAGCGTTTCGGGTCCGTCGTCATGGAGTTCGAGGCCGCGGGAACCATCCCTCGTCGGTCCGTGGTTCTGCTCAACACGTCCCTCAAGGTGGCGAAGGCCGCGACCGGCACTGCCGCAGCGGGCACCACGCTCGGCATCGCGCTCGAAGCTGCCGCTGCCGGCCAGGTCGTGCAGGTCGTCGTGTTCGGTCCGGTCGATCAGGTGCCCGCTGACGGCGCGATCTCTGCCGGCTCCCCGGTCATTGCCTCCACCACCACTGCCGGCAGCGTCATCGCGAAGGCCGCGCCCACCACGGGCGAAGGTCTCGGCTGGGCGCCCGTCGCGGCTTCTGGTGGTTACGTTACCGTGTGGGTGAACCGCTCCATCGGCGGCATCACCTGAGTTTCCGGCCACGCGATAATCGCTACGTTGGCGAGGCGACCCGCGTGGCCCAAGCGGGGGAGGGGTAGGACACCGCATCACGCATCGTCCCTCCTTGGTACCCCTCCCCCGCTCCCTCTCCCCGACCCACTGACCCTCCATCCCATTCCCCGCTCAAAGGCTCGACATGTCCGACAATTTCAACGTCCGCACCGTGCGTCTCGTGAACGCCGGCACCGAGCCCTTCACAGCGTCATACAACAAGGAGACGGTGACGATTCCGCCCGGCTCCGAGGCTCATGTCACCTGGGCTGCCGCGACTCTGTGGTTCGGGGATCCGCGGTTGTGGGACGGCACCATCCAGAAGGACCGCTCCGAGGAATACCGGCGACTCACGATCCGCTACGGGTCCTACGACGAGCACGACACCTTCCAGGACTCGCGCCCGAAGATCGAAACCTACCTGCTTGACGGCACCCGCGTTCACATGCTCATGGAGAACCCCGACGGCCCAGCGGTGGACGTGTTCCGACGCAATGATGCCGGCCCACTCGGTGTCCCCACGGGCGTCGGGACCGGCGCGACCGTCAACGTCCAGGACCAGTTGGATGCGTTGCAGCGGCGGATCAATGAGTTGCAGGGCGGGCTCACCCCCGAGTCTCGTCAGGCCCTAGAGGACTTGGCCGACCAGGGGTCGCGTGGTGCTGGTGTCCCCGTGGATGGGAACGCCCCCGTGGATGGGAACGCCCCCGTGGATGGGAACGCCCCCGTGGACTCCGGCAACCAGCGTCCGAAGGCTGCCCCGGCCGATGGTGGTGGGAGCGCGAAGTCCACCTCGAAGGCCACCAGCACCCGATAGGCACCCGTGGAGCGGACGTGGAGTGCCCTCCGTGCCCTGACCGATCGGCTCGTGGCGCGCCGCGAGGAACTGGCCTTGCTGGAAGTCGCGGTTACGGAAACCTCCGCCCAGGTGTACGCGCAGTCTACCGAAACCTCCGTGTCCGGCCGGGACCGTGAAGCCTCCGCAGCGACACAGCCTTACCGCGGGGAGATCATCAAGCTCCGCGCGAAGATCGCAGGAGACGAGGACATGCGGGACCTGCTGACTCTCGCGATCCAATCGAACGTGGATGTCGTTGGAAGTGCGGGTGGAAATGGCTGACCCGGACAAGCTCCAATACATCGACCTCGCGGACTTCACCCAGGGCATCAGTACCGAATACCACTCTCTCGTCGCGGACCAGCCGACCCCCGACGGGTTCGCGCGATCCGACAACACCTATGGGTGCTACGGGCTTGTGAACGGGGGCCTCGCGCCTCTTCCCCGTGCCATTGCCGCCCAAGCCGCCCATTTCGACAACGCGTTCCTCGATGACGGGTTCTCTTGGCCGGAAGGTGACCCTCACCACAATCGTATTGCGATTCTCGATGCGCGCATCCAGTCCCCGGTCCGGTACTCTCCGGTGCTGTCCGAGTCGAACGGTGGTCGCACCAACCCCCCGGTGAACGCGTTCCTCGTGCGCCAGTGGTGGATGGTTGACGATGACGGACCAGAGACGCGGTGGCGGTGGACGAATCGTGCCATCTACCAGCACGGCGTCGGGGAAATTCCCGGCTTTGATCTACAGCAGGTCTCCGCGCGTGAAGGCGCGACTCTCGCTGAAGCCGAGTTCAATCCGCACCCGTCGCGCTGGGCGTTCGGTTGGGGGTCGATGGCCGAGACCCGTTCCGCGCTCACCGACACGATCTTCTACACGGGCGTCCCGGTGTTGCTCGCGTCGATGGGCGGGATCGTGCGCATGGACGTCTCGTTCGAAGACGGGTTCGCCGGGTATGACCACGCGGGCATCTGGTGTACGCCGAGCGTCGCGCAGACCGTTTCCCCGCAGCGGCCCGTGGGCGTCGTGTCGTCCATCGCTCAACTCCCCCAACTGTGGGGGACGAACTTCGCGGGGATGATCTTCGGCCACCAGGGCCGGTTGTGTGCTATCACCCGCGAACCGGCGAACTACCTCCTCCGGTCCACGATGACGACGTGGGGTCCGTACGGGCTCATGGGTGCCGAGGACATGCTGCTGTATTGGCCGGTGAACAACGTGTTCACGAGCGGTGGTGAGGCAATCGCGACCCCGCTCGTCTCGCCCCCGTTGTTCCAGCAGGACGATTTCACGAAGTGGGACACGACCGAAGGCATCGGCACGTTCTCTCCCGACGAGGAACACCCGACTGGTTTCGGCGCGTACCACAGCATCGACGCGAACAATCTTCTGCTCGTGAAGCACGTCGGTGGCGCGGTGATGGTCACCGGCGACATCGACCGGCCCACCGTCACGAAGCTTCCCGGCGTCCCCTCGACGGGCGGCTGGACGACCCGTGGTGCCAACACCGACAAGGGCTTCGTGTACGGCACGTCGTCGGGCGTGTGGGCGTTTGCGGGCGGTGCCGAGGCCGTGAACCTCGCACCTCACCTGCACCCGATGTTCTGGCTGCCGGAGGACCCGACCGTCCAATCCACGGACCCGTTGACCCCCGTGCGTCAACCAGGCCAGTTGGTCGGGTCGTTCGCGTACCGTTGGCCGTACCTGTACGCGCCGAACAACTGGATGATGGACCTGCGCACCGGGGGATGGTGGCGGTACTGGCCGACCCCCGCCCAGGACCCGCAGACCGGCGTGGTGTTCGCGTTCAACGAAACCGACTCCAATGGTGACCTGTGGGCGTTCCCCGCGAGCCACCGCGACGGTTCCAATCCCGACGCGCCCGACCCCGATGGCGACGCACCGGAACTCAACGAATACCTGTTGTACCGGCAGTTCGCGCTCAACACCCCCACCAACTACTTCACCTGGCAATCGCAACCTCTCACGCGTACTCGCAACCGTTTCCTGCAATTCGCGTCTGTCACACTCGTTGCCTCGGGGGTCGGACGAGTGACCGTCGAGTTGTTCGGGCTGGACGGTGAGACCGACACCATCGACTTCGATGTCGTGGATAACCGCGTCGCGCTGATTGTGGAGGCCACGAACCTCGTTACCACCGACATGCAGGTCCGTATCACCTCGAAGGCCGGCGACGACGACGACGCTGCTCCGACCGTGCATCGTTTGTCCCTCGGGTACCGCGAAGCCCAGGGCATTCCGGGGGCGCGCTGAATGGCCTACAAGCGGGTCAATCCGACGACCCTCGGGGACATGCGGCGGCGCCAAGGTCTCACGATCGGTCGATCGTCGGAACGGCTCCGGCTTCCGTACCAGGCCACTCCCACCGTCAAGCAGATCGGCGCGAACTTCAAAGCGATCGAACAGTGGGGGAACCGGCTCCCCGTCCCCGAACAGCAGACGTTCGATGACCTGGATGGGTTCCGCGCGGTCGTGAAGTACGGCGAATCGCCCTACTCCGGGAACATCGCGCAGGAACTTATCGACACATTCGAGCATGAGTTCAAGGCGGGCGTGTATCTCGTGACCGCTACCGCACAGTTGCATTGGCTGGTGGATGGTGAGGTGTCCGGTGAACCCCCGGCGAACATGCTTGGCGCCAGGGTGAACGTGCGACTCGCAAGCGATTCCTCAAACGAGATGTTCATCGGGTCGTTTCGTGCCGATTGGGAAGATACCGACGGCTGGCAGGCGCGACGTTTCCATGTCTGGCCCCCGAACTCACCGATGGGGACGATCTACACGAGTACGACCGTCGGGGTGTTCATCAACAACACCGACGATGCACCGAGTCTACATGTTTCCGCTACGGCCGAGGCTTTCATTCTTTCCGACCCTGGTGTGAGCGGTGTTTCGATCGGGACCCCTGACGACTTCACGATTGAGCCACAGCAGGTTCGCGTGCAGATTCTCGCGTGGCGGATTACGGACTCCGAGTATGAACTCGATACCGAAGGCGAGCCTGGGACGGGGTTCCCATACTACGAAATCGACCCGTGACCAACCCCCTCATCCAGTCGTAGGATGCAGGCACCATGACCATCACCCGAGGCGCCGCACGAGCCGAGCTGCGAGTCCAGTTGAACGAGACCCGCGCGCGCCGATGGGGTGATGATTCCCTCGATGCCTGGCTGTACGAAGGCTGTTCGGATATTGCGCGCAAGACCGAATCACTCCAAGCCGTCGCGGAAGTTCCCATCACGAGCGGCGTGTCGACGTGCGAGTTCCCCGCGGACATGATCCGCGCCCACCGTGTCTCCGCGCTTGACTCCACCGGTAACCCGGTCTCCGATCTTCGCTACCGCGATCTTCACACGGTGAACGTCAGTGCGTGGAGTTCAGGGTTGACCGGGATTCCCTTGCAGTATTCCATGTGGGGGACGCCTGGGAACGTGCAGGGAACCCTGTACCCCACGCCCGCGGTGGATGGATCGCTGGTCGTGTATTACTACCGGCTCCCTACCCGCCCCACCTTGGATTCGGACGCCCTTGAAGTGCCCGAGGGTTGGGAACGACTCCCCGTCCTGTACGCGGAATACCTGGCGCGTCGCGCCGACCGTCAACCCGAGTGGCAGGAAGCATTCCAGCAGTATTCCTCCGAACTCGGGAGCTTGTTCGATATGACGCGTAGACACTCCGACCAGGCTGGGTCGATGGGGCTGGACACTTCATCGCACCTCCCTGACTGGCTGATCTACGACGACTGACGATCGCCTAACTTCCCATGCCGTTCTCTCCACCTCTCGCCTCGAAGCCGCTGAACAACCAGCGTCGCCGCCCCCCGGATAGCACCGGATCGAACGCGCCCAGCTCCTGGCCTTGGGTGAGCACGGGCAGCTCCTCCACGTCCACGTCCACGTCCACGTCGCAGGCCCCCATCACCTCTGGCGGACAGTCGTTCGCGGACGCGCTGAACGTTCTCAACGCGTACAACGCGCCCACGATGACGGGCCTACAGATCTCCGCGCAGAACGCCCAGCAGCAGGCCGCGATCCAGCAGGCGATGCTCGGCGCCCAGCAGACCTCGGCGCAGCAGGGCTACCAGCTTGCCCAGCAGCAGAACCACCTCGACCAGCAGGCCATCGGTGTAGATCTCGCGGCAGCCAATCGCCAGATCGGGTATTACGGCGACCAGCAGGCCATCGAGGATGCCAGGTACCAGGCGTCGCGCGGGTACCTCGCGGGCCAGCAGCAGGTGGCGGACTGGCGGTACGGGCTCGCCGGGGACAACCGGGAACTCGACCAGCGGTTGTACGCGCTCGCGGGCGACAGGTACGGGCTGGCAGGCCAGGACTACGACATCGCGGGCCAACGGTACGGCTTGGCCGGTGAACGGTACGGGCTACAAGGCCAGACCCACGAGTCGGTCCTGGCCCAGCTTGCGAACCAGGTGAAGATGGCCGAGAGGGACCGTTTCCAGGCGAACCGTGACGCGGCATCCAGGGCCACCGGGGCAGGCGCGTTCACTTCAGCGGGGCACCGTTGGGATCGGAGCGACAACTACGCGGCCGAAGGCTTCCGCAAGGCGGATCTCGCGGAGCAGGTCAACCAGGAGAACATCAATCGCGAGCAGCAGGGCGTGGACTACCGCGGCGCAGGGCTGGACCACGCGTCTGCTGGGGTCGATTACTCTCGCGCCGGGTTGGATTACCAGCAGGCCGGTATCGCGGACGATCGTTCCGAACTGGACTACCGCGGCGCCGGTATCGACTACATGGACGAGACCGCGACCCTCGCACACCAAGGTGACGAACTCGGGTTCGACTTGCAGTCGGGTCGATTGACGACCGCTGAACAGCAGGCCCGGCTGGAAGATCGTATCCAGACCCTCAACAACCAGGCCGCGCAGTTGGGGGTGTCGGCCCAGCAACTCACCCAGCAGTTGAATGCGCAGATCCAACAGCTCGGGTTGCAGGGTCAGTTGAACGCGGGCCAGCTCATGGACATGTTGAACTCGAATTCGATCCAGCAGCAGCAGCTCGCGAACCAAATCGTCATGCAGGCATTGGGTTACGGCGCCACGTCGAACTCGATAGCGGGTGCCGTCGCCTGGGTGCCCGCCGTCGGTGCGATCGCGCGTCAGCGTCAGAAGTAAGACAAGGACATCATGCCACTTCCCCTTGGTTTGAATTCCAACGACCAGCTACTCGATCAGCTTCGTAGCGCGGGCGTACTCGATGTCTCGCCGGAGAATCTGCGCGATGGGTCAACTTCCGCCTCCCCGCCGACGACCATCCAGCGCGAGTTCTTTCCACCCGCGACCTCCGCGACCCCTACCCCCACCCCTACCCCCCTGCCTTCGCCCTCACCTTCATCCGCGCCGGTTCCCGTCAACCCCCGCGTCCAAGCGGAACTAGACGCCGCGAAGGCAACCTTCGATCGCCTGTCTGACCCGTGGCGGGTGCGCGAGGGAAGCTCGATCGAAAACATTCCCAACCCGACGCGCAAGGATTTTCAGAGCCGGGACCAGCTTAGGTGGGGCAATATGGCCGTCAAGCTCGCCGAGTCGCTCATGGCGGTACCGACGAGTCCCTGGATCACCCATTCCACCGACGGCGAGAAGTACCTCGAAGCCAAGGTGAACCGGATCATGTCGATCGGCTACGCGCAGGGGATGAGCGACGGGCAGGTCAGCCAGCTTCGCACCGGGCTCATGTCCGATCTCGCTCTCTTGGGCGATGACCTCAAAGGCGACGCGGCACTGGATGCTGCCGATCAGGTGTTCGCGGAGTACGAGTCGAGCCTTGTCCAGAACGGCCCCGTGACGGCCAGTACCACGCCCGCGACCGTCCCCACCTCCACATCCACCTCCACCGCATCCCCCCTTTCTCGCTACGGGGTTTACACCCCGGATGAGATCGCGGATATCCAGTCTGCGATCGGCCAGTATGTGCAGGGCATCCAAACCAACGTGAAGGGTGACCCGCGGCTCAACGCGGCCTACGCGCTCCAAGCGCAGATGACCCCCGCGGTCTACGCGCTCGAAGGACAGCAGGCCCTCGCGCAGCAGTTGTACGCGGCCCAGGATCAGCTCCGGTACTACCAGCTCATGCAGCAGATGCCGACCGAGGACGCGTCTACCTCCACGAGCGATGCTGACTTCGCGGCGGCGGTCGAGGCCGCGCTGGGCAAGGGATGACTCTCGACCCGGACTTCGGGCTGGAACGCCCGCGGGGTAGTGATAGCAGTTCCGCGTCCTCCACCCCCACCCCCGTGCCTGTGGTGTCGCCGTTCGCGCCGCGCCTCCCGACCGCGATGACCGACGCGTTGGCGAAGGGGGCGGGGACTGGCACTTCTTCTTCGTCGTCCACTCCTAGCTCCGCTTCATCGCTCGATACTTCCTCGGTCATCACGAACCTTCCCGCGGCCCGCCACCAGTTCGTGACGAAATACTCTCGGCTCAAGTCCTCGATCGCGTCTCTTCCCGAGGACGTGCGCACCGCGATCGTCCACGAAGATGTGTCTCGCGTCCAGCAGGGTCGCGCTCCGATGACCGATAACGAGACCCTCGCGGCGATCGTCACCCTCGCGACGAAGAAGCCCGCCACCCCGGCCCCGGAAAAGCGCGGCGCTTGGGATTACATCAAGGACCTCCCCGGTGCCGCGGTTCGCGATGTCCGCACGATCCTCAGTTCTCTCCCCCATCTGCCCGAGGCCGTCGCGGAAGAAGCCTCCCAGGAACTTCCGAATTTCGGGGATCGGTACCGCGAGGCCCTGGCTCGCACGCACAACCCACTCTCCGCGTTGGCCGAGTCCCCTGGTATCCGGTTCGTCCCCGGTGCGCTCACCGTGTCGAACGTGGCCCAGGGCACCGCGGGGTTGAAGAACGCCGCCGAGCATCCGGTGACACAGATCCTCGACGCAGCGCCCTACGTGGGGAAAGCAGCGGAGGCCACGAAGGTCGGGCGGATAGCGATGGAAGAGGCGCGCATCGGGGACCCGGCCATCGCACAGACCACTCCGATCCGTGCCCTGTTGACCAGGAGCGTCGTGCCCGAGGGGGAGGTGACGGTCAGTGGGTCGCGGCTGGAGCCGGCGAAGCTCGGGAAGGTCACCGAGGCCCTGGGCAGGACGCGGGTCGGACGATACGTTACTGAGGCCGTGGGGCGTCAGGCCCGATCCCTGTCCGCGATCATGGGCGCCGGAGACGCCGAGCTTCAGCACGTCCTTCAGACCGAGACGCCGATCGGTGATCCGGCGTTGAAGATGGCGCGTGACGCGTACCAGCTCGCCGCCGACAAGGTGGTCAATAGGTTCAACCTCACCGATGATGAGGTGCGCGCGGTCACCGACCAGCTTGCCGTCGACCGCAACGGCATGTCGTCCCCGAAGTTCACGCCGGA